TTCTAAAGCTCTCCTAAACCATCCAAAATAAAATTTTTCTTGTTCAGGTTTATTGTTAATTATATCAGCATAATATTTAACTCTATATGCTCTTACTCTATCTATACTTACATTTTGCAATCCTTTTATTGTAATAGGGCCTAAGCCTCCATCTACTTCTAATCTATGCCCAGAAGAATTGGCTGCTTTTTGCAAAATTTTAACTGCTGTTCTTTTACCCATATTAATGCACATGTCAAAATATATATACCATAGATTTCGAGGAATTGATTCTACCTTGTGTTTTATCCAATAATCCTTTCTATATATTTCTTTTGCATCTTCTTTAGTTAAATTCTTTATATCCATATGAGGATAAAATCGTTTAGTGATACCATATTTAGTTTCACCGCCTAAATCTTTAGGATCGTCCACGTATCCACCTTCATGATCTAATACTTTATTAATTATATTATTAAAATTATTTTCCATTAACTTTTAAAAGTCCTTTGAGTAGGAGAACCGCTTGGTAGTAAATTATGCCCAGTTCCCTCTTCTTCTGTAATACCTGCAATAAGACCATCTTTTTCCCACAATGAAGAAAAATCCCACTCCCATGTTGGAGCACTAACTCCTATTTTAGAATAATTTCTTTTAAATCTATTTACATCTGAAAAACTTCCATCAAAATCTAAACTATCTGCAAATGTTACAGTTCTTCCAGTTAACTTAGATATATCTGAAGCGCTTAAAGCAGAATCCCATATACATATTTTATGAAGTACGTGACCTGGATTATTCGCAATTCCAAATCCTCCATATCCAGCTCTTATCTCTCCGTTTGTTCCCATAGTTCCTAAATTAGCTACATTAGAATTTGATTCTTCAAAAGCAGTTCCTTGACTATTGATACTTAATACTTTTGTATCATTTGTGGCACTAGCATCAAATATTCCTACAACAGCTGTAGTATATGAAGTTGATTGAAATTTATGCGAAGCTGAATCAAGGCCTCCAAAACGACCATATATTGTATCATTCCCATCTCCACTAGATGCATTAGCTTCGAAATTAATAGAACTAATATTCAGATCTCCACTGCCATCTGAAGTAGCAAATAAAGATAAAGCTATAGACATTCCTCTAGCATATAATCTAAAACCTAAATCATTAGTAGTATCTTGATTAATCCCAAATAAATCTCCATAAGGATCTGTATTACCACAGCAAACTGAAGCAAAAGCTAATACTGTAATTGCTGTCATATCATCAAAATCAGTAGTTGTCGCTTTGGCATAATATTTACTATCTTCTAAATAGAAGCCATTACGTCTTGTGATTGGAGATTTAGCTGATAATCCTAATCTCATAATTAATTACCCATATATAATACTGCTACACCACTAGCTAAAGTAACTGCATTCCATCTTCCATACAATACTAATCCAGCTGGAAATAAAGTTGCTGCCTGTATATCGTCTCCAGTTCCACCTGAGTTACCTACTCCATTTGCACTTGAGTCATAACAGTTAACAGGATCATCTGCTGTTAAGGTTGTAAACTTAACATCTTGAACACACTGTATAGCTATTATTGTTTCTCCTTCTGCAACTGTATAAGCTCCAGTATCATCTAAATAAGCTGATCTACATTGTCCTAGTTGTATATTCTGTGCTTCTTGCACAGTATATTTATTCATATTTGCCATATTCTCCTCCTGCCCTAAGCACTGGCTGTGCGTGAATGGGCTTGTTTAGTTATGCTGTTACCCAGCTTTTTGCCTGTGGTTTTTTCTTATACCACCCATTTTTCGATTCATGCATCCCTTGTGGAGGATGTGCATACTTACAAGCATATGCTAAAGCATCTATTGTATCATCGTGTGCCATCCTTGGTCCAAAGGTCATGATCTCTCTATGTAGATCATACTGTGTTTTCTTTATGTGTACCTGACCTACTGAAAATCTTTGTGCCATTATCTCCTGTATCCTATCTCTTTTACTCATTCTATTCCCTGGCTTCTCTTCTTTAAAAGGAATAATGAATTCATTTCTTCTTCTCATCTCAGCTCTAATAGCTTGAAATACAGGTTTACTCATTGTTGTATCTTCTATTGTAAAGAGCGTTGGTTTATAGAACTTTGCATATTGAAAAATATGATCTACAATCCCTTTCTTATCTGTTCCAGGAACTCCCAAAACAGGTAAAGTCCTATCCCTAATATAATCCAAGACATAAATGTTATTGTCGGGAGTGACAGCAACAGCAATGATAACAGAGAAATCCGAATTACGTCTTGCTGAATCAGTCGCAGGATCAACTCCAACAAATATATTACATGGCTTTTGATCGTCTCCATTTGGCAGTATATATGTTATTCCTGATTCCTGATCATTTATAAATTGTCCATCCCAATATTTTATATGGTCTCTAGTAAAAATAGAATCTTCTTCAGACTGAACTTCCATCATATATTCTTGATAGAATTTTTGAGGAGTTCCAGAATCTTGATAGAACTTCTTTTTTCTCTCCATTTCCTTATGTCCAAACCATGATGGCCATAATGGAGTTCCATCTTGCTGGAGAGCCTTATAAGTTATAACTTTCCAACTATATTTTGCACCTTCTTTTTTAGCCATTTCATGGCCAGTTAAAATCTTTTGAATAAAGGAATCAAAATGCACAGGAGTTCCATTTATTCTAAGTCTTCCAGTCTTCGGTTCCAAGGCAGGAAATACGACTGCTGTAACAAGGTTACTGATTTTGGAACGACTTTCTGGCGTGACTGTGTTATTCTCGTCTTCAAAGTCATCAAGAACAATAAGGTCATAACGCTTATGCAACTTGGCACCACCACGAATACCAGAAAGATTAGACTTGCTAATGAGCTTACAACCGTTATTAAGTTCGATATCATCTTCTGTCCATTTCCTTCCCCTAAGGTCTCCAAAATAATACTTTATTTTATCATTAAATTCTATATGATATTTAATATAGTCCAAATTAGGTACGGAAATTTTAGAAGAAGCTGCCACCCAGCCATAAAACAATGGCTCTTCTGTAAAAACAAAATCATGTAAAATATTGCATTTTGTAAGTACTGTCTTTCCATGACCCCTTGGTAAAATTATCCCTAACTGTCTATAATCTTTATTTGAAAGAGCGTCTGCAACTTCATAGTGAAAAAAAGGCGTTTCAGATCTCATAAAATCATCTGGCAAAAATAATTTACCAAATGCAATTAAATCAGAATAAGCTAATTTTAATTCCTCCTCTGCTACAGAGACATTATTAAAATTTACATTACTCATTATATCTTACTTATTCCACATCCTGTCTTCGTGTCTCCACCAATCTTTTACAGCTTTAAGAGCATCTTCTCCAGGGTATGGAATAGTATCATCTGAAAAATTAAATTGATATCTTTTAATTGCTCCTTGCCATGCCCTATCTTTATACAAATGATCAAAATTTCTAGGATCACCTTTATCTAAATATCCTATACCTTCTAAAAAGTTTGTTATGTCGTCTAGCTCTTCTGTCTTTACATTGTGTCTTAATGCAAACTTCATTCTATTCCACATTTTCTCATCAAACTTTAAAGGTTTACCATGTTGATCGATAAAACCTTCTGGCCCTTCTCCTGTACCTTGTGGCATAGTTTCAGAATAAAAAATACCCCCAGAACCATATGTTCCTCCTGTACCTGTTGCAATAACAGAATCCCTTCTTGCTATAACTGGATCTGGGTCAATTGCATTAGGTGTTACATCTGCAAGTTTATTTAAATCTGCTATTTTTTTACTGCTATCTAATGCTCTTAATGCTTCACTGACCCTTGTTGAATCTATCGATTGTTTACTCATCTTTACTACTCTCCTCCTCCTATTGATACGTTATTAGAAACAGGCTCTGCTGACTCTAAATGATCAGATATATTAAAATCACCCTTTTCAGACCTATTCATTTCATGTGTCATTACTTGTGTCCAAGGTACAAATATATCTTCACCTTTAAGATCAGATTCTTTTGTATCCAACCAGCCATCATTTGTCGACAAGTATCTTTCAGGACTTAAATCATGTTTATATTTTGAAGGCCATTTACCGTCATCATCTGGAACAACACCATCTTTAAATGCGGCTTTATAATCATAATCCCATGTTTCTTTAATTCTATGTAGCTTTAACCATTCTTGATAATCTGGTTCTTTTTCAAAATTAGTTTTATCTTGATTTAATGCCATTTATTCTCCTATTTCTTTTGGTCTCTTTACTTCTTCTAATTGCTTTTTATCAAAACCTTGAAACACAGCACCAGATATTTGAGTTACTTGCGTTCTATTTTTATCTTCAAGATCTAAAATATCCGATAACTTAAATAATGCTTTCAATCTTGTATCTGCTTTTTCAGCAGTCTTAGCCTCATCTTTAATACCTTTAAGTACCATCTTTTCATCTATATCTAATTCTTCGCATATAGGTTTTAATTCTTCTTTCATAACTGTTTTTATCCTTGTTGTTTTAACTAGTTGTCCAGCACGCATTCCTGCATAGTGCGGGTCATTCGTAGGGAATGCCTTTAGATACGCTGTGCGTGCATCCATACCAGATGCTAAATACTGGACAAAAACCTCTTCTTTACTAGAAAGATCTTGTCTGCCTTCTATTCGTTGATCTCTGTCAACATTACCACCTATACTATAAATATTGACTCTTTTTGAGGTATCCATTTTAGTCTTATTAGAAACTAAAAAAGTACCTGTACAAGTGCCTATATACCTTACAGAGCGGACCTTGCCCTTCGGTTTCATCATTGTACCTTCTCTCAGAATCTGAATTACACATCCATCATCTGAAAGCACCCAATCACTTTGGTGACCATCCCTCCAATCCTCAAGGTACTTTATATTCTTGGGTACCTCATCAATAGAGTCAAATACTGTATGATCAAATTTATTTATTCTATAATATCTCATATATCTCCAAATCCCCGCCAGGGGTTTGGTTTTCTCTATGCAAGTCCTATTTCCTCATTTTCTAACTCATCTAAATACTTTACTAAACTCTTTGGAACGTCTATTTTAACTCCCATAATTTCAAGTTTATATGTGTAGTCATTTGAATCTGGACAATCATATTTTTCTGATAAATGTAATATTTCTCCAGTTTCATCATTTATAATAATCACTAGTGTATATTCTTTTATCTTCAACTGATATTCTCCTGACTTATGTATACAGCTAGCCCTGAGCAGGCTATGTGCTTTTTTAGGACTTTAACCTTAAATTTCCCTTTAGCCAGTAATTTCTCCCATACCAAAGTTTATATTAAAGCAATTTTTATCGGTTATTGGGGACAAACTCGAATCCTATTTGGAGAGCAACCCAACTTCTGACCCTAAAAGCAGAACTATTGCAAGTGTACTTTCAGGGTGATAGCTAAAATAATTTAACTACCGATGCTGAAATATAATATGATGCAAATCACAAAAACAAGAGGTTTTAAAAATTATAGCATTTTAGTGCTTGGTGTTTCTCTACAAGGTACCCCCATATAATGGGATTTCAACTATCGTTTTTTAGTTATTTTTGATTTGAATTATTTTTAGTTAATGTTAATTAAAATAAATGTAGGAGGATAGCTTAATGTTATTCGATATAAAAGATGTAAAGAATGAGAAGGATGCGTGTAATGCATGTGATGATCTTATTGATGAAGTAATAGAGATCAAAGGTATGAACGGTAGACGTAGAGTTAAAGCTGTTAATAGAGTGTCTGGTGACTTAGATCAATTAAAGGCTAAGAGTGCTATGAGAGGCTGGAAGGTAGCAGAGCATAGAGTGTCAACAGCTCTGAGTAAGTTACAAGCACAGAATCAGAAAGAAGATCCTAGTAGAAATGTATTATGGGATATTGTTGGATGATTGATTGGGGACTTTGTTCCCCTTTCTACATACTATGCACACACCATGGCATGTAGATGTAGGTGCAGTTAGGTAGTAGGTGTAGATAAATTTAGTCTAGTGTAGGTGTGTGTGGGTGTAATATATATATACCAACTTATACTAGACATAACCAAATAAAGAAAGCGAGGATAGTAATTTCGAAAGACAAAGTTGGAAGGTGCAAAGATTTAATAAAGGTGTTGAATATGTCAATCCTTTTGGTAATGTAGCTAATGAATTAGATAATAAGGAATTAGCCTCAGCATTAACATCAATAGTTGAGCTTGATTATATGGGTGCAGCTGAATATGAATGGGGAGCATTGCCTAAATGTTTAGCTAAAATGTGGGATGCTGATCTAGATATACAAGAGGCATTGATTCATGATGATAATGATAATAGACATATAATTAATATTGTTTATCCTAAGAAATCTATTAAACATTGGAAAGATGAACCTCAG